ATAAGCCAGGAAGCGTACATCTTTGCCCATTTGGGGCGCCCGTGTTTGATGCATTGCAAAAGTACTCTAGCAGTAACGCTCATTTGGATTCCCCTTGGTTCGTGCGAATGATCCGGATGTTACCCGGAAGCCGTATTTCAACAGGGCCTTGCATGGTCTTCGCTAGCTCCTCTGCGAGTGCCCTGGTTAGATCATGTATCAGTGTAGGTGTTGGTTCGATAGCCCGCGAGTATGCCTCTAGGGCTTTGGTCACTGGGCGTACGGAGGGTCTCAAACTTCCTCCAGAAACTTACGACGCCAGGCAAAGGAAGTGACCTTGCTCAACCATGTACAGCCTTCGCTATGGGTCACGGGGGAAGCGCTCAGACGAACCTTAACGCCTGTCCGCTCGTTCATAACTACCACGTGATAAAGGCGAGTAGTCATTGTCATACCTCAATCGTTACGTTAGCCAGGAACCCAGAGGTATCCACAGTAACATTGTCCGGCAAGCGGTCCATACGGAGACCAAGGGAACCTTGGATAAGGTCCTTACGGATACGTGCCAGCATGCCAGGGAACATATCGCTATTGGCGTATGAACCGTACTTAGGGTGATTCCGTGCCGCGTTCATATCCACATGACTACGCTTGAATGTCGGGACCGCAACGTACTGATAGGCAGCCGTATCGTCCATGTTGTAGACCGCTTGCATCTTGGCTTTGAATTGGATTTTCATGGTGTACCTTCAGTTAGCTTGATTCGAGATGTAGAACAGATCAGGTACCGCAGCTTCCTGCAGGGCAACTAAGGCTTCCTCGAGTGTGAGGAACCGTAATAACGCTTTTCCGGTGAAACGATGGACTAGGGTGAACATGGTCTTATCCTCAGTTAGCAAAGTAGATCAAACCATTAGCGCACGCATACAGATCTACGCCACCGTACGGCTTACTAGCCTCCGAGAGTGCCTCGCCCACCTGACCCAAACCGCGGTCCCAGAAGCCCGCACCGTGTCCATTACGGGTAAGCCAGAAGTCATGCCCGATTTGTGGGTCTGAGAGCCCTGACACAACCAACAAGGATTCGTTGGAATCCACGAAGTCAGTCACATCCTCAATAGCTTCCGCCAGTGTTTCGGCTGAAATGTCCTGAATATCATATGTAGCGTCGAAGGGTTCCCCATGCTCATCCGTGGTGGTCCAAAGTGCAGCAAGGAGGTAGTGGCGAGTTATTACTGCAGTATTAAGCATGGTGATCTCCTTTGGTCTCTTCAGTACGGGCGATACCCGCAGACCCTCATGTGTAAGAGGGTTTCGACCTATCCTACTGTGTGTTGTGCAGAAGTGTGCAATTGTTATCTAAACTTATTTATTCGCCGTGATATTGGTTATACGCCTGTATCCCAGGCGAATAAGCCTTGTGTACGCTTCCTGGGGTGTAGAGGCTAGTATAGTCACTGTCTGGGTACCTGTGCGCCCTATGCCTACATTTGCCGCATACTCGCGATATCGTTTCATCCTGTCTCACCTTAAGCGTAGAAGTAACGAAGGGAATGCGCTGCATCAATCTCCTGTCGTTCCGCCTCAGGAAGGTTGAGATACGTTGCGAATCTCTCTGCCTCCTCTAGGTTCCTGAAGTATCTTGTGGCACCGCTGCGAGAATAAGAGAACTCATAACCGTTCATCCATCGCGCAACGTAATACCTTGTGCTGAGGGGCCGCTTGGCCTTATATGTGCGCCATTGGTTCATTAGGGTTCCCCTTGGTTATCGTCAGGCTTACCACTCCACATAACCGCAGCGTAAGCCTCAGCATACGAGCAACCCTCACACTCCATGATGCATTCGATCATTCGCTCACGGTCATCGTTAGCAGACTCATAGCGCATATCGTCCATCATTTGAATCCCCTTTGAATCCTTAGGTTATCTCTCAGGTCCTACGGTATTTAGTGTGGTCCGTGGAGTGCTACCGTTTTATCACCAAGGTCTGACGCTAGTTACACACTCACCGACTGGTTACGGCTCTTGCGTTCTGCATCCTTCAGACTCTATGTTTCCTGGTGAGACTCGCGACCGGTTCATCCTTGCAGCGACCACGGAATCTAATGTACAGGTCGGAAGACTGTGTGTCAACACAAAGTTGTGCAGATCATAAAGATTCTTCTGGGTTCCCTTGGGGTCTCAGGTTCGTTCGCCTGTCGAACACACACGAACCCCTTCCCTCACTATTTGCAATCCCTGACCGCTCGGTCGGTTATTCCCTGGGTGCACCTCAGGCATCCCTAATGCCCCTGGCTACACCCAGGCTAATGAGTAGACCGACGCTCCCTGATTCCACATTAGATAACTCATCGGATGTATCTCCTTTAGAATCAAGCACTTAGCCCAGGCGACCGCGCGATCCGCGCTCCTTGCTGTGCCCACACGCTGCCGGATGTACCCCCTAGGTCCTCTTTGGATCCACTTCCAAAAGAATGCCTAAAGGTTTTTCGTTGTTGTTGTTGTTCGACCTGTTGCGTGAGAGCAACGTCCCCGAGATTTCCAAAGAAACCCAAGGTACCCCCCTAGGACCCCCCGGGTACCCTCAAGTTGATCCCACCCCCTTTATTCCCAAGGGTAACTCAAGGTAACCAAAAGGACCCCAAGGGTACCCAAGGTTGCACAAGTTTTACCTAAGTTTCTCCCTACATTGACCATTATCTCGACCATTAATAGACCAGTAAGGGCTATGGGGGGTAGGGGGGCTTTAGATTCTTAGAGACCTAAGGATTCTAAAGGACCCTAGGTTTTACTTAAGTCCCTATAGTTTATATATAGGTTATTAATAATGGTCTTATCTAAAGATTTACCCAAGGATAAAACCAAGGTACCCCAAGGGTATCCACAGTCACCCAAAGATACCCATGGCATTAGAATCCGCTACTTATATTAATGGTCTCGTACCTGCTAATCCCCTTGGCTCAGATGCCATTGCTTTTGCAGATGACCATATCCGTCTCATTAAGACGACCCTGAAGAATACCTTCCCGAATCTCTCAGGGGCAGTGAATTGGAACCAAGCCCAACTTAATACGATGATGCCCATTGGTGGGATCATTATGTGGTCGGGGGCTTCTATCCCTGCAGGGTGGGCATTATGTAATGGTCAGACTGTGGCTCGGTCGGATCTCGCAGGCAATATCACCACGCCTAACCTCCTTGACCGCTTCGTGGCAGGGGCAGGGAATTCCTATGCCCTCGGTAACGCTGGTGGCACCTCCTTCATCACCCTGGCTCAGTCACAGATGCCTGTGCATAACCACAGCGCATCCACGGATAACCCCGGGGATCACAATCACCGAGTACTTGGCCCCACGTCTGGAGATGGCGATCACACCCACGGACTGAATAACCTCGGCTCGGTCCAGGCAGGCTCAGACAATGGTGGTGCCAACGTAAGCGTAAGTACCGGGTATTCCTCGGGGCGCTTCCAGTCCCCCACGCAGAACGCAGGCGCCCACACCCATAACGTAGACATCGTTTCCCAAGGTGCAGGTAACCATACCCACAACGTTTCCATTGGGAATGCCGGGGGTGGTGCTTCCATCGACATCCGGAATCCGTACTACGCCCTCTACTACATCATGAAGGTGTAACTACAGATGCCACTCGAAGCTGCTACATATATCAACCAGTTGAACCCCGCGAATCCTTTGTCTACGGATTCCGTGAGCCAGTCGGACGACCACCTCAGAACCATCAAGCTGGCCCTCAAGAATACCTTCCCGAACTTGGACGGCCCCGTCACCAGTACCCCGCTCCAATTGAATTCCCCGGTTCCTAGGGGTGTGATCCTAATGTGGCGCGATCCTATTGAAACCATCCCCGCAGGCTATGCCCTGTGTGACGGTACCAATGGGACCCCGGACCTCCGGGGACTCTTCATTATCGGAGCCGGGGGTTCTTACGCTCCTTATGCCCAGGGTGGGTCCGCAAGTACCGGTATGGCGGGTTCGCATACCCATACGATCAATGCGACCACTGAGTCCCTCACCGTAGGCACTGGGGCAGTCCAGAGTGGTGCAGGAACGACCGTTGTTACCTCGGTGAGTCCTCAGTCCCATACACACACTGCGAACCTCGTGGGGGATCACCAGCATAGTTCGTTGCCTCCGTATGTGGCCTTGGCCTACATCATGAAACTCTAAGGTATAACAATGCCGACTCTCCCGCTTCGGAAGCTTGGGGGCGTGGGGGTCATCACTGATGCCAACCCGTACGACCTCCCGCCTAATGCTTTCTCTGCTGCGAACAACGTCATCTTCGACGAGGACCGGATTAC